AATCATAAAAACAAAACGAATCTTGAGATGTAAGGCAGGCTTTTGGATGAATGGAGACAGCACAGAAAAGGTGGTTAAATTATCACAGACCGAGATATTAAATTTGGATAATAAGGAATGTTTGTCTCCCATCGTGTTTAGAAATCTCTTCTTACAAGGAAAAAAATGTCCACAACTTTCTGAATGATTTCGTGGATATCCCCGCCGGTTTTTAAAAACTTCTTTACATTCCAAAAAAACAAAGTAAGATTGAGTCATAAAATCATGTCATCCTAATGTTATGACATTGCCGATATGGCAGGATTTATGTGACTCTTCGAGATAGACTAAGATATCTTATCCGCGCTCTAAGTCTTACGGATCCCAAAGCCTGGGATCGCTCCCTCTGGAATCTTATCGGTTCGCAATCGCTATCCGGAGAAAACGTAACCGAAGAAACTGCCCTTACTTACTCCGCCTTTTGGTCAGCCGTCACTCTTATCTCAGGAACCATCCGCGCTCTTCCCCTTCACCTAATGCAGAAAAAAGAAGATAAGCGCCGCATGGCCGATGACCGTAGAATGTATTTCCTTATGCACGACAAATGGAACAAATACATGACGGCGGAGATAGGGCGAGAGACGATGATGATGCACATATTGACCTGGGGAAATGGATACGCCGAGCAGGTCAGGAATCCATTGGGGGATATTGTCGAACTTTGGCCTATTCCTCCAAATCGGGTAACTCCCGAGATGAAGAATGGAGAGTTGATCTATCTGATTCGAATGGATCAGGGGCCTCCTATTTACCTGTCGCGGGAGAAAGTTCTTCATATCCCAGGTCCAAGTCCAGACGGTTTCCTTGGATATTCGATTGTGGCACTTGCCAGAAAATCAATCGGTCTCGGGATGGCAATGGAGACTTTTGGGTCTCTTTATTTTGGGCAAGGAACCCATCCGAGTGCCGTTGTAACCCATCCCCACCAAGTGAAGGATGTCAAAGCGATGCGCTCTGCGATCTCTGAAGTCTATAGCGGCCTTGGAAAATCTCATCAACTTATGCTTCTCGAGGATGGGATGAAGATCGAGAAAGTGGGTATTCCCCCAGAAGATTCGCAGTTTCTTGAAAGTCGCCAGTTTCAAATTCCTGAAATTGCCCGTTGGTTCAACCTTCCTCCTCACAAACTCAAAGATCTGACCCGTTCATCTTTCTCAAATATCGAATCTGAGCAGATAAGCTTCGTCACCGACTCCATCTTGCCGTGGCTCGTTCGCCTCGAATCGAACTATAATATGCAGCTTTTGACAGATGGCGACAGAGGACTTTACGGGCAGGGGCGACTTTATTTCAAGCACAATATCGATGGGCTTCTGCGGGCTGATGTAGCGGCCAGGGCTTCTTTTTATACGGCCATGTTGGATCGGGGAGTCTATTCTATCAATGAAGTTAGAGAGAAAGAAGATATGGACCCGATTGAGGGCGGAGACGTCCACATGGTCCAACAGAACATGACGACGCTTGAGAATATAGGAGAAGAGTTAGATCAACTCGGAAGGAGACTTCTTCCCTTAAAACCGAAGGAGAAAACCCAGAAGGAAGAGGAAGAAGAGATGATGATGCGGGCCGGTAATCTAAGGAGGATCACGAGATGAAATGGTATTCGATTACGAATAAGGCAGACAAGGCCGAAATCTGGATTTACGAGATGATCGGCGAGGATTTTTGGACAGGCGGAGGGGTGACGGCCAAGAATTTTCAGAAGGAACTTTCTGAAATCAAAGCATCTCAAATCGATCTTCATATCAATAGCCCAGGAGGTCAGGTCAACGATGGGATCACCATCTATAACCTGTTGAAGCAGCACCCGGCCAATATTACCACCTATATCGATGGATGGGTCGGCTCGATAGCGACCATTGTTGCACTTGCCGGAAGCAAGATTTTCATGGCCGAAAATGGAATGTGGATCGTCCATAATCCGTCAGGGGTAGTTATGGGAAATGCCAATGATATGAGAACTATGGCCGATGTATTGGATAAGGTAGGGGAGACGTTGATAGGGACGTATGTTTCCAAAACCAAAAAAACGGAAGCAGAAATTAAGGCCGTGATGGATACCGAAACCTGGATGACGGCCGATGAGGCAAAAGAATTCGGATTCGTTGACGAAATTTCTGGAGAGATGGATATGGCGGCCTGCGTAAAATTTATACCCGTGATGGCGAAGGCCGGATTCAAACGCATCCCGAAACAAATTACTGCAATGAAAGAAATACCTGAAGAGAAAGAACTTGACCACGCCTTGCGTGATGCAGGCTGTAGCGTCAAGTTTCGGAAGGCTCTTCTCGCCAAGGGCTACGTGGCCGCCCTGCGCAATGTAGGCCAGGTCGAATGGCCCCCAGAAACGACGGAACCTCTGCCTAATGTAGAGCCTCCGCCGCCAGTGAGAAAAGATCCAGTGACAGATCTTCTTGTCAGGGCCGGAATGATAGCACCACCGGCTTAAAGGGAGGAACTATGGATGTAAGAAATTGGGGTAAGGGCTGTAAGAAAGGAAAAAAGAAAGGTAAGAAGTAAAAACTTTTAACTCCAACATTTTCAAAGGAGGTTTGAGGCATGAAGACTATAACTCAGTATAAGGAAGAAATTAAAAATCTTAGAGCTGCGGCCGTAAATTTTAATACAAAGGCAACCGCAGAAAATCGGGATCTTTCGGCGGATGAGGTTTCGCTGAAGAATGAGATCATGGACAAGATCGAGGAGTTAGAAAGTATTGTGGCGACACAGGAGAGAGAGGAAAGAATATCCGCCAGATTGGAAAAACCTGAAACCCCGTTAACAAAACCGGGACCGCAACCCAAGCACGAGGATCGTCCAAAAGATCGATTTCCATCTTTTGGGGAATTTGCTATGTCGGTCAGAAACGCGATGATCCCAGGAGGCCATGTCGATCCTCGACTTTATCAGATTCGGGGCGCAGCCACCGGCCTGAACCAGAGTGTGCCGAGCGAGGGCGGGTTTCTTGTCCAGAAGGATATCTCTACGACATTCATGGAGGATCTTCTTGCAACCGATATCCTATGGAATCGCGTTGGCCGCCGGGTGGCGATTTCTGGGAACGCCAACGGGACGAAAGTCTATGGATTTGATGAAACCTCTAGGGCTTCAAGTCGTGGTGGCGGAATGATCTCATACTGGGTCGGAGAAGCAGGACAGGGAACGGCCACTAAACCAAAATTCCGTGAGATCGATTTGACGCTCAAGAAGTTGATGGCTCTATGCTATGCGACCGACGAAAATCTTTCGGATTCAGTCCAGTTGGAGAGTGTGCTTCGCAACGGGTTCAATTCGGAGTTCGGTTTCAAGTTGGATGATGCCCTCATCAACGGTAATGGTGCCAGCGAACCCCTCGGCATTTTGGCGGCCGATTCCCTTGTATCTGTCGCCGCAGAATCAGGACAGAAGGCGGCAACCATCGTCGCAGAGAATGTCATCAAAATGTATTCTCGGATGTTTGCAGCCAGTCTTAGCAATGCGATTTGGCTCATCAATCAAAATACTTTGCCCCAACTCCTAACCATGAGTATTGCAGTTGGGACAGGAGGGGTTCCGGTTTATCTGCCCCCCGGAAATACCCTGATAAATGCCCCAGGAGGGGCCTTGATGGGGCGGCCAGTTTATCCGATTGAGCAATGTGCAACCGTGGGGACGGTTGGTGACATTATTTTCGCAGATTTTACCAACGGCTATGTGATCGCAGAAAAAGGTGGACTCAAGACTGATGTGTCGATCCACCTTAGATTCGACTATGATGAGTCGGTATTTAGGTTCATACTTCGTGCCGACGGCCAGCCGATCAGAAAAACGGCATTAACACCCTACAAGGGTGGTGCCACATCAACCCAAAATCATTTCATAGCCCTCGCGACAAGGAGCTAATGAATAACAATTTAACGAACAAGGAGGTTTAACCATGAGTGGATTCAACATTGCAGAAGAAGGACATTTGGGGTTTCTGACATTAGGGGCGTTCGACTTGAATACGGCCGGTCATGCCGGGACCGTGATCAACATGGAGAACTACAGCCATATCACCTACATCATCAGGATGGAGGCGACCGTCAGGGCGGCCTCGGTCGTTACCGTTGAATCGTGCAGCGCCATGGGGGGAGGCGGAACGAATACCGCCATTCCCTTTGCATATTATTGCACGGCCATTGCAAGCACGACTGCGCTCGGGGATGTTCTCGGAGCGAAAACAGCGGTCACCGTTGCCGCAACAGGCATCATTCCTGCCACCGGCACGGATAACATCATGTTCGTGATCGAACTCGAGGCCGGCCAGCTCCTTTCCGGTCATGTGGGATTCAGGCTTGTGGTAGCCGATCCAGGCGCGGGAGCCCTTGCGACGATACTTTTTATCCAGAGTGGCGCAAGGTATGCTTCTCCGCAGAGCGTGACGACGATTGCCTAATTTTGGAGGGGCGGCTTGAAACATGGCCGCCCCATATTTCCGGGGAGGTGCTAGAATGTTTCAGGAAGATTATAACCAGATAGCGGTAATCGCCCGCCAGGTTTTCAAGGAAGAATTTTCAAAGGCGATTAAATTGCTGAGGAAAGAGTTGGAGGTAAAACCCATAGAAATTGCAAAGATTGAAATTCCATCTGTGGAAGAGGAGGTAAAAGAAAATGCCAAACAAAAGTACAACCGAGGCCGTGGGTGATCTTCATCGAGGCCTTGTGGTAGAAACGGGCAATGTGCTGGCCACTACTTGCTGGGAAAGTACAGACTCCCTTACGATTTTCACGGTCTACGGCACTATTCTGTTACTGGAGTTGTTTGGACAAATAACCGTGGACATGGCAGGGGCTGCCCAGCCCAACTATTCCTATACAGGTACAACCCCTGCGATAGCGATAACGGACATCAGTGCCGTCTCCGCCTCGATTGCCGCATTGGTTATCGGCAATAGGGTTGTCTGGCCCGGAGGGACCGTGGCTGGGGTAACTCTCATCAGCGGCAATGCATATCTGTCTCCAGGTGCGACGGGAGTTCCGTTCATTCTTGGAGGCGTGAGTTCTGCTGGAGTAAAATTCGTTGGAACGATTCAGGCCGATGGTTCTGTCGCAAGTGCAACCGCAGGAGCCGCCATATTCACCTGCGCCTACGTGCCGATGAGTCCTGGATCTTATGTAACAGCGGCTGTCTAATCTTAGAATAGAAGGAGAAAAATTATGGCTGGATTGACATTCAATTATAATGAGGACACGCAAACCAGGATTGGGAGCATCATCGCTGGCCTGCGAGTCGAGACCCCAGTGCTCTCGACCCTGGCTACCTACTGGACGAACCCAGTCACATATGCCGTTTTCAACGTGGTCGGCCTCTTAAAAGTGGTCGCCATGTATCTGGAGGTTACGGCCGCATTTGATGCCAACGCCTCTACTCTTGTGTTCCGATGGACGGGTACGGTCCCCGTTCTTGCCATCGCCACCATGGGGTCGGCCTCCGCCTCAATCGCGAGTTCTGCGGCTGGAGTGAAAGTGATGTTCACCGGAACGGGTCAGGTGGCAGCCGGACCGATTGCCGGCATAGCCTATCTTCCGGCAACCTATTTCGTTGGAGGGCAAACGAGTGCCGGAGTGAATGCCACCGGCATCATCTCCGCGCTTGTAGCGGGTGGAACCCAAGCGGGGACAGCAAGTGGAAGATATGTATTGCACTATGTTCCGATGACCGAGGGGGCCTATGCGGTATCGGCGATTTGATGGCCGGGATGAGGTGGTTTGTTAAAATTGGCCGGGGTTGTCCTCAAGAGACCCCGTTTTAATAAGAGGAGAAGATTATGACGGTCAACAAAATCATTCCAACCCGATATCGTGTGTCAAACAATTACCATTGGCTCGGGCAACCGGCGACGGCGGTGGGAGTCGTACCGGCCTCGGCTGGAGTGGCGGTAACTTCTATCACCAATCAAATCATGCGGATTTATCTCCAAAACCGGTCTGCCGGTACTGTAAGTTTATGTGTCGCGGGTTTCTTCCCCGATACTGTGTGGACAGCCGGGCAATGGGTGGAGGTAGGAACGACCCTTACAGATGACACGGTCGATGCCCAGGATGCCGGGACGAATGACTTTCCGATCAACACAACGACCATCAACGACGGTCATATCATCGGATGTGATTATCCGTTCGGCCTAGTCTCCTACGACATAACTACGGCAACGGTGGGAGCTGCAATCGAAGGCGAATTGACATACTGGAATGGAGCATGGACTGCAATTGTGGCTGCCGGGACGCTCGTTGATATTCCAAGGGCCGCT